AAAATACATAGATCACGATGTATAATTTCAAGAGGCAAAAAAGCTCCGAGTTATGTAAGAAGAATGTTAAAAGGCTGGGGAGTGTCAGTAGCTGAAAACATGATCAGGGATATGAATAACTACTTGAAGACTGATGATGTGTTATATGAAATACTTGATGAAAGCAAGCTTGATATTTATTACATCAAAAATCTTGCAAATAAGTTATTAACAACCGGCGGAACTTCGACAATTCAAACAAGGATTGCAAATGTCAATCAGATTAAAAATTATCTCAATGCCTTGCTACTTGATATTGAAGATAAGTACGAACAGAAAACAATGAGCTTTTCAGGTCTTGCAGAGATCAAAAGAGAGAACAGAATCGGAATGGCAGGAGCAGCTCATATGCCGGTAACAAAATTGTTTGGTATTTCTGCAGCAGGGTTTAATTCAGGTGAAGACGATATTGAAAATTATAACTCATTTGTTGAAAGTGAAATCAGATCAAAATTAAAACCGATGATAAGAAAAATATTATCAATAGGTTTTCAGAAATTATTCGGTTATGTCCCGTCATTTAAAATAAAATTTCCGTCATTAAGAGTAATGAATCCTGTTGACGAAGAAGCAATTAAGTCTTCAACGTCTATGAGAATTCAGTCATTATACGAATCAGGATTATTGCCGGGACCGAAAGCAATTGAGATGTTGAAAAAAGAAGGTGTTATCACAATTGACATCGATGAGAATAGCGTACCGGATACAGCGCCGAAACCGAACGGAGAACAGACAGCAACTCAAAAGATTCCGGGAGAATTAAAAATAACAAGATCAAAGCCGACATTTGAAAAGATTATGGAGAAGGCAATATGATAATATTAGAAAAGAATAAGCCGGATGATTTTATTAAATATAATTTATGGCGCTGCCCTTGTTGTGATACGCTATGTATCAATGCAGAAAATATAGAATGTCCGATATGTAAAAATGAGATTACTTGGAAGGAAACAATATGAATAAAGAAATAAAAGTCTATAAACATAAAAAAAATGTTCTTATTTATAATTCAGGCGTTGAAATAGGGACAGTTCATACGTGGGCTGACGGGAATCAGCATAAAAAAACTTCAGATGGATGGATTTTAATAGCGAAAGGGGAAGAAAAAAAAGACGATAATAAAACCGATGGAAAAGGAGCTGATGAAAAGCAAATAAAATCGCAGGAAGAATTTGATAAATATATAAAAGATAATTATAGTGAAAAACTAACTAAATTATTAAAAAACAATAACGATTTAAATGAAGCTAATTTTTATTATCGTGATGGAGGATATGAATCTATTAACGATGCCTTACGAGGTCAAAAAAAATCTTCTGGAAGCGAAGATGAAAGCGAAGAAAGTATTGAAGAAAGGATAAAAAAAGGAAAGATTATAAATAAATATATAGAAGAAAATCCACTAAAAGAATCGATAACTATGTTTAGAGGTATGCAATTAGAAGATAAAATAATAAATAAAATAGCAAAGAATAAAATATTTGAACCAAAAAATTTATTTTCATTGACTACAAGTGAATCAATAGCTTTAGAATTTGCTGATAAATTTGATTATAAAGATAGAAGTAATGTAATTATGAAAATTAAAACAAAAAAAAATGATAATATTTCGCCACTAGTTAATATGAGAGAGGAGGAACTATATTTAGGTGACGAACAAGAATTTATAGCAAGTTATAAAAACAAATATAAAATTAATAATATTATAAAAAAAGTAATTAATAAAAAAACGACATATCAAATTGAAGCGGAGGTCATGTAATGGTAGAAAAAGAAATAAAAATAATAGATAGATGGATTAAAGATGAATTTACATTTGATGATTTTTTAGAGAATGAAGAAGAAGAAAAAAAGAAAGAAAATGAAATAAAGATTTATAGACAAAATAAGAATGTATTAAAATATAATTCTGCAATCAGTCTCGATCCTTATCTAGCATTAAACGAAGATGAAAAGGATAAATTTATTAATACCTTAATTCATGGTGGTTTGTCAAAAGATAAGGATATAAGCAAGATACCTGAAGATAAAATAAAACAAGGCATTGAAGTCGAAATGGAGCACGTTGACAAAGATAGTATTTACGCTGAAGCTATTGCTAAAAAAATCGCTTGTGATCATTTGTTCGAAGACCTTAACTATTATAACAAATTAGCAAAGATTGAAAAATGAAATTACAAGAAGAATACTGGAATTATATTCAAGCACAATTATTAGCCTTCTTTAAGGAAATATATTTTAATCCTATTTTTGAATTATTACAGGAAGAAAAAGAAAACGCTGCAAGCTCTGCTTTATTATCTGCTATAAGACATGGAAGACTTATCTATCAAGACGGGAAATTCTCCGGTAAATTAACAATACAAATATCAAAGGAATTATCAAAGTTCGCTAAATTTGATAAGAGATCAAAGACTTTCGTTGTTAACGATCCGACCTTAATGCCGAGTGATATTCTTATCTCATCATTGGTAGCAAATGAAAAATCAAAAAAACTTCATGAAGAAATAAATAAACGAATAAAAGACATGCCTGCAAATGCAAAGGAAAAGTTAAAGACCTTGAATTTTTCCATTGAGAAAACAGCAGATCAGGTTGAAGCATATTTGAAAAAAGAAGTTAATGATTTAGGGGTTAAATATAACCCTTCGGCACAAATAAAAGAAAAGCTGTCAAAACAATACAACGAGAATATGGCTCTGAATATTGTAAATGAAGGTGGTCCGGGAAACTGGAATGATGAACAGGTAACACGATTACGGGATATGATTGAAAAGAACGCCATGCAAGGATATAACAAAAAGAATCTTATTGAAAGTATCCAAAATGAGTTTGAAATATCGAAAAGTAAAAGTATTTTTTTGGCAAGGCAAGAAACGAGCTTGTTCTTAAGTGATCTTCAGGCAGAACGTTTTCAGGATAGTGGAATTGATATATACAAATGGAGTGGATCAAGAGATATACGACAAGTCGGCAATCCTTCAGGGCTCTATCCAAAAGGCGGCAAGGGTCACGGGAACCATTGGATATTAAACGGGAAGTATTGCAAATTTTCCGATGATTCTGTATATGCCGTAAGCATTGAAGATGTGAAAAATAATAAATGGAAATCAAGATCAAACATCGGCGCACCGGAAACAAGACCGGGGATAGAATTTTTGTGCAGATGTGCAGCTATTCCAGTAGTTCTTTAATTTTTTATATATAGGTAGGCAGGAAGAAAGGTATTTAGGAGGTATCTATGATTTTAAAAATTTTAAAAAAGGACACGGAATGGCTTTACTTGGATAAAATAAAAAGTATATCCGTTGACGTACCGAGAGATTTTGCTTTAACTTCATTTGAGGATAAAGAAAAAAAACAAAAATGGCTTGAAGTTTGCGGACTTTCCACATGTTGTAATGCTGAAGATGAAAGAGAGATTGTCGATTCGCATAAGCATTATATTGATGAATATATATTTAATCATCATGATATTTTGAAGCAAGCTGTTTTTGACGACAAGGGTAAAAGGAATTTCTGGGGAGTAAAAATATTAATTATTATTTATGAGAATGGCAAGGATTATTCATTAGCAACATTAAGAAATAATGAAAATATTTTCTTGCTTAATGACAAGGGTGAGACGATAGAACGATTATAAAAAATATGCCTACCTATATTTTTTTGAAAGGATTTAACATGGTTTATAAAGAAGATAGTACCAAAAGAGTTAAGCAAGAGATCAAGGCGTACAATGATTCTGTAAGTCCTGATAATTCCGCAAAAGGAGTCATTGCAATCGGAGTTATGATTGAAATGCTTATCATGAAAGTAGCAAAACTTGAAGATGAGATTGCAGAATTAAAAGAAATTATAAAAAGTGATTGACAAGTGTTTTTAATATCATTATATATTAAGAAATAATAAAATATTTTGGCTTTTATTATTTTCCTGTAAAAGGGAGATTAAATCCGATAAGGTAATGTCAAAACTTAAGCCATAAGCTTATGATTGCCAGTCGGATTTTTTTATTTAAGGGATTAAAATGATTGAGAATAAAATTACGCTTTGCTTAATAACCTGTCAAAGATTAAATCTATTTACTCAAACAATAAATTCATTTTTAGAAAATTGTCTTGACCTTGATCTGATTGAAAATATAATCCTTATTGACGATAATTCAATCTTTGCTGATATTCTGGTAATGGATCAGCTATTAAGAAAATTTAATAAGCCATTTGATATGATAAAAAAGGGAGCAGGATTAAAAGGGCATCAAGTGTCATTAAACTTAATGTATAATATCAATACAAAATATATTCTCATGCTAGAAGATGACTGGGTGTTCATGGTTAAAGATAATTTCATTCGTAAATCATTTACCATAATGAATGAAGATCCGAGCATTAAACAAGTGCTATTGAGAACCGGTGACATTATGGCTGTCAATCAAACAATCAGAAAAACAAAAGACGGTATTGAATATATTAAATATGACTTCCCGGGACAATTTGCAAGAGATAGTAAGAATCGTCCGGCATGGAGCGGATGGAATTTAAATCCTGCATTGTGGAACTTTGAAGAAATAAAAAAGCTTGGGAAGTTCCCAGAAGATGAGAGTAATTTTGAATTTAAGTATTCAAGAAAATACTGGAAAGCAGGATATAAAGTCGCATATTTTCCATTCAATCATTGCGAACACATCGGAGAAGGGCAAAGCGCTTATGTTAAAAACCAGACGAGGAAATGAAATGAGTTCTATAATTTTAAAGAATGTAGGAAAAAAGATATTTCAAGGAATAACAAATATACAGAAAATTAAAATGAATCTTGCACCTCAAGAAACGATTGAGATTGAAGCAGAGAAAGCTATATATTTCAGGAATTCTTATCCAAAAGATTTAATCGTTGTTAATGATAAAAAGCCAGAAAATACCGACAAATGGAAATTAAGTTTAATTCCAAAGATTGCTTATTTCTATTGGAGTAATGATGTCCTGCCATGGATCCGGATGATGTCAATTGTCAGTTTCCATGTTCTTAATCCTGAATGGCAGGTAATATTATACACATCAAAAACAAAATATAAAGGCAGGAATACATGGAATACTGGAGAGCAAAGTTATAATTTACAAGCTGCTGATTATTTTGAATATATGAAAAAAGAATATCCTGCAATAAAAGTAATGACATTTGATTTTAATGACATTGGGATAAAGTCTGATATAACTGAAATTCATAAAGCGGATTTTTTAAGGTTCTATTTATTATCGACTTCAGGCGGAGTTTGGTTTGATTCTGATATTATGTTTTTTAAATCAATGAATGAGTTTAATAAAAATAAACCAGAGTATTCAAATAAAGGATTATGGCTTTGTTTTAATCATGTGTATCATTCCTGCGGGTTTTTAATGTCTTCAAAAAATAATCAATTCTTTAAAGAAAAATTTGAACTCTCAAAAAAAAGATTTAACATAAATAATTATCAAGGTGTTTTTATCGATGTTCTTGATTTGAAAGAAGACCGATTAAAACAATATAATTATGAAAATATTGATATGAATATAGTATATCCAATTAATTCTTTTAATATTGATCTTATTTTCAATTCAGAGAATTCAAGGCTGTTCTCAAATAATACAATCGGTCTGCATTGGTATGGTGGGCATAAGTTGGCTGAAAAATATACCAATGAGATAAATGAGAATAATTATAATTTTAATAATACGTTGTGTAAAAGCATTCAAAAATATTTCAAGCATACAAATGGAAATAAATTTTATATAATAACAACGGTAAAGAATTCTGAAAAATATATAAACAAGTGTATTGATTCTGTCATAAATCAAACTTATAAAAATTGGAAAATGATAATTGTCGATGATTGTTCAAATGATCAAACGGTCAATTTAATTCAATCCTATAATCATAAATCAATTAAGTTAATAGCAAATAAAGACAGTAAAAAAAAGATAGAAAATATTATAAAAGCAATAGAATCTTGTCCTAAAAGTGATGAGGATGTTTTTGTTATGCTTGACGGAGACGATTGGTTCTCTGACAATAATGTTTTAAATTATTTAGATAAAATCTATGATGATAATATTTATATTACATACGGACAATTTGAACCGGCTTCAAAGAAT